CGGTGTACCAGTGAAGCTGCGCAAGCGGTCGTCGCTCATGCTCTGCCAAGCGGCAAAGCAGGCGCTTATAGTGGTGCACGTGCCAATTGTGCAAAGGTTCATTTGTACTTTTGTTCATTAGTCCTTTTGTTCCTTCTCGCGCTGCCGCTGCTCAACCAGCTCGTCATAACGGGCCTGCCACAGCATTCGATAGTGGGCGTCGTTTTCCTTGTTCGATGTATGCCAGGCGCACAAGGCGCCCTGAGCGGTATGCACAAGGCCGGTACGCCAGCCGCAGCCCTTACATTGATAAAACCACATATCACGCAGCCTGCTATGTCTCAGGCGCGGCTGAGAGCCACAACCAAGACAAGAGCGCTGCTCTTCGTTGGCCCTGTTCCACCTTGCGATGGAGCTGGACTCGGTAAAGCAAGGCTCAGCGTGGAATTTGCACTGGGGACACGCAGGCATGAAAAGGCCGCGGCTTTCGTCGCGGCGCATCTCCGGCGCAGTGCCGCAGTGTGTGCAGTTCATAGCGTTAGGCAACGTGTCGGTCACAAATCACCTCCATCACCTTGGCCAGGGCCGCACGGTCGAACTCAGTCAGGATTTGCTGCATTCGTCTCCAGCGCGGCAACCAGTCACGCCGCCAGTTTCCCTCTGGCACGCCAGTCAGCTGGCGAATGCGAGAGGGCAAGTGTGCAGGCTTGCCTCGGTTCTTGATGTTCTTGAAGTCCTGGACACAGAGGTAAGCCATGCCTTTCAGCTTCTGCAGGGTGTCATCGCGAACACCTTCCAGCTCTGGCTCGAACTCCTTCCAGAGAGCGACAACCGCACCGGACTCATTGTCCCAGTTGTAGCAGTCGCTGTATGCGTACATGATCCAATGGCGCTGGCCATCAGGGAGGGCATTCACCACACGGACGACTCTGCTATCCTCGAATGCCCAAGGCGGCAATGGCATGGAACTTTTCCCCCTGCGAGACTCTCGGCCCTTCACCTGGAACAGGTCGCCGCGGAGCTCTTTTTCGATTCGTTCTTTTTTCGTCTTGGCGCGTTTTATGTGAGAGGCCGGAACACAGTACTGCGTGCCCTCAAACAATGGCTTACCCTTGATATGCAGCGAATACGCCTGAAAGATTCGAAGGCGCACCCAGTCAAGTTGCTGCTCGTTGTCTTCCCGTACTCTCATGCGCCCCTACCTTTGATGTCGGCCTTTAATCTCCTGCAGAGAAGCGCAATCAACACACAAGCGGACACCAGGAAGACTGCGACGGCGAGCCTCTGGGATTTCCGACTCGCAGTCATCGCAATACTTCGCGCTTGGGATGGCTGGGTTGATGTTGTGCTTCCTGTTCGCCAGGCTAGCCGTCAGGTGCTGCTCGATGACGTCCTGTGCCTGATCTGCAATATCACTCATTGGGTTTCTTCCGTTAGTTGAACTGACAACACCAGGCGATGCCGGCGACTCACGCAGCCAGTGCCTTGGCGGACGGCGAAGAGCTCGCGGTGCAGCACCTCGATCACATCAACCATTTCGTCGATGTATTTCTGAGTGACTTGCTTGTCATCCTTGGAGTCGTAGACCCCATCCTGGGCGGGAGCGGAACTGGCAACGACGTCAGCGAACTCGCGCATCATGTCGGCCAAATAGGCTCGGGTGGCTTGGCCGCATTTGCCCTGCTTGCTGTTCGGTAGCGGAACATCGAGAACGCCGGCCAGGGCCAGCAAGTCACGACGACACTCGGAGCGGTATGGTTCAGGCAGTGAATTAACCCAGGGCCACTTCCAGGCCATGGGGAAATTCATGGAGGCGCGTATGATTCGGCCGACTTGAACGCCTTTCGCTGATTTCCAGCGGTGCAGCTCGTCGGCCGTGGTGATGTCTTTCTGGTTGCTAAGTTCAAGCTGCTCGAGTTGCGGAACTAGCAGCTCAGTGGCAAACCGCTCAATGCTCCAGGGCGTTTCCTGCAGCCAGCGATTGGTATGTTCGATAATTATTTGGTCTTCGGTCATTTTTCCGGGTTTCCATTACTAAGTGTTGGGCACCCGTCATTGTGCATATTCGCAGAAAAATTTTCAATTCTATTCTCACTATCCGCATTGATGCCAGACTTTTTTCGACGGATTATAAGATGATGAATTTTGGTAACGTCATAAGACGACTTAGGAAGGCTAAAGGCTGGACTCTTCAACGTGTCTGCGAAGAGATGAATGGTGTCATTCAGACCGGTCACTTATCTCGCATTGAGCGAGGAGAACTGACGCCATCCGTTTACATAGCACGCAACATTGCCCGATCGCTTGGTACCTCCCTGGATACCATGCTTGCCGAGGCCGATGGAGGGCCGCTCGCCCAAGTGGTACCGGATCCAGCGCAGCGGGTTCCTGTGCTTTCATGGGTGCAAGCTGGCCTCTGGACTTCCTCGCCAACTGGCGTGGTGCCTGAGCTGTGCGATAAATGGGTGGTTGCGCCAAGGGCCAAGTTACCGCCCCGGTGTTATGCACTGGAGGTAAGGGGCGACAGCATGCAAGCGCAGTATGGCATGAGCTTCCCGGAGGGGTGCTACATCATCGTGGATCCGAACCGCGTGCCTGAAAACAAGTCCTTTGTCGTGGCGATGCAAACGAACGCGGAAGAGGCCACATTCAAGCAGCTGATCATCGAGGGCGCGGACAAGTATTTGAAGCCGTTAAACCCACAATATCCACTGCTTAAAATTGACCAAGAAGTAATCACTTGTGGCGTTGTTATCGATATGGTGTGTCATCTGGCAAATGGTCACTGATAAAACGCAGCAGTTATAATTTGCGAAAAGTGAGAAAATTAGCTTAAACTAGGGCAGCCATAGAAGCCTATCGGCTGCATTTTTGTGCAAGGTTAGATATGATTTAGGAATTTGGGCTTTTGGCAAGGCCCAGAACGAAAAAACCCCAAGCTGGCAACCTGGGGTTTTTCGGGAAATTTAGCGAGGTCTCACTGGTTTGGTGGCCAGTTAAACTCTACACAACAACCGTATAGTCGATAGGTAGTGTAGAGCAGAGACCTCGGAATAGCAAACTTTTGTTTGCTTGCACATACGTGCATTTGTACATTTATACAAACCGAGGCAATTAAGTGAGTCAGGATAAAAGAACAACACTACAAGGGTTTTACCAGGAGCGATTCAACTCCGACCCATACGCGCTACTAGACTACTGTGGGCCAGAAGTGGCCGACAAGGCAGCACAAGTCCAGATCGACTGGAGCAGTATCGCCGGCAATGTCCAACTGAACGACGCGAAGTACCGCGGCAAAGTTGGCACCCTCAAGAAAGACTACCGCGGCAAAGTCGCCGTGTATGGTTCCATCAAGCGCACCGCCGGCGGCATCGAATACCCACACATCAACTTTACGACGGCGAAGGATGGCGGCTACACCGAAACCTTCGACGGCTATAAGGCACTCCTCGAGATATACGAACGCGAGAAGGGTGTCCAACTCGACCCAGGCAAGCAAAAAGCCTGGAAGCAAGAACAAGAACGCAAACGCCGGGCACGTGAAGCCCGGCTTGCTGCTATTGAGGCGCAAGAGAAAAAACGCCGCGAGCAACGCCTTCGCGAGCACCTTGCGTATCAAGACGCTTTCATCGGGAAGACTGCCATATCCTTGCCTCGGGATACTGTCCGATTTTTATTCCACGAAGACGGTTCGTTCGACTACCTGCAGCGCAAAGGAATCAGCGAGGTCGCCAATGTGGTCTCTCTCAAGCGCATGCAAGATAAGCACGGCGAGTTCGTTGCGGTTCAAGTGCACGACGTCCATGGCAACTACCTCGGCCTGCAGCGCCTTTATGACCGCTTCAAAAAATTCACCGTCGCGGTAGATGATCACCAGTTTGACGGTGCCCATTGCATCATCGGCAGCCTGACCGATGCCGAGCAGGCATACGTGTGTGAAGGCTTCGCCACTGGGGCCAGTATTTACCTGGCTACAGGCGTGCCGGTTATCGTGGCCATGAACGCCGACAACCTGAAAAAGGTCGTCCGAGAGTACAAACGTGTGATGCCAGACCTGCAGCTGCTCAACGCGGCCGACAATGACGCCTGGAAACCACACGTAGGCAACAAGGGTATGATGACGGCTCTCGAGCTGCATAAAGACCTGAATGTCCGCGCTGTTTATCCTATTTTCAGCGAACTGGATGAAGAACAGCTCAAGTCCCAGCCAACCGACTGGAATGACCTGCACTGCATCGCTGGCCTGAAGGAAGTCACGCGACAAATCAAAGCCAGAACCAACAAGCTGAAAGCTGAGGCGCATTACTTCGAGTACTGCCTGCAGCGCCTGCGTTACGCTGGCCAGAAGAATGCAACAGACGAAGCACTGAAAGCGGTCGGCGCTGGCATGATGCTGTCGCCTATAGTTTACAGCTCAGACGAGGTTTACCGCTGGGTGATGAATAGCATCCCGGCCGGTTGCCCGGTTAACGACTTTAAGATCCGCGGCCGCATCATGTGGCTGGCAAAAGGAAAACTGCACAACGCTAAGAGCCTGCGCTCATTCTCAAACCATACCCTGGACAAGTCCCACATCAACTACATCCGACTCGATGGCGTTCAAACTGAACACGGCAACGTGCTCCTGCCTGACACTATCGTCGACCTGGTTGATAGCCTGCAGGGCTGCATTATTATCCGGGCACCGATGGGCTCGGGTAAGACCGAGCGCCTTATTCAGCCGGTCATGCACAGAGAAAACAAAGCGGCCTACATCGCACACCGGATCTCGTTGATTGGTGACGCATCGAACCGCTTGGGCATTGCCAACTACCAGGAGACTATGGCAGTCGAAATGCCATACACCACGCACCTGGCATGCTGCGTTAACTCCATCGTTAACCCTAAATTCCAGAACAGCGACGGCCTCAGCTGGTTTGAAACCGTCGACACTCTTTGCATCGATGAGGCCAGCCAGGTACTTCGTCACACGGCGAACGGCCCGGTCGATAACCCTGTTCGGGTAATGGATGGGCTGGTTGCGGCCATGCGTTCATCCCGCCGCGTCGTTATGTGTGACGCGGATGCCAACGACGCCCTGGTCGAACTGTGCGAAATGGCTCGCCCTGGTGAGCCTATTCACGTCATCGAGGTCGAGGGCAGTT